TTACTATGGGTTTTTGACGATATTAAAAAGGAGAAATAAATGCAAAACCTAGATAACGAGTATTGGGATAAATTGCAGCAATTGGAAGAACTTACAGATAAACTAAAAAAAGAAATCCAGGAAAATGATCTACCAGAGCAACTAAATTGTCCTAAATCTGACGAGGACGGACTAAAGGTTAACAATTTTGCTGACAGGATCTATAACTTAGGATGCGAAATTACTAATCTATCAGAAGAGCTCATGGTAGGACAAGGAGTTGAAGAAAACTATTACGATAAACTAGAAGAAGCACTGTAAGCTCCTGAGAGCTGATTCTAGGCCAGAATATAGAAAACCTATATACTGGCTTAGGGTAAGCCCTTAAAATGGCTTATATGGCTACTCAGAGCCTCTCTGAGGATATTACTATAGGAGATAGACATGAAATTCGTATTAAACCGTAAAAGCTATGCACCAAACAAAGCAAAAAAAGCTAGAAACCTATTGAATGACGAGAGTATAACTGAATATATACGGTGCGACAAGTGCTGCAATAGGGATAAAAGTAATTTAGACGTAGGGTTTACTGTAAGAGGGCTCCAGGTTTGGTGTCATAACTGCTATAAATCTATCATACACATAGAATTGAATGGTGATATACTAGCTGATACTCATCCTCAAGGGACCTTCAATAGACAAAAACAGGAGGTTACAGACTATAAACTAGTAAACTTTAGTTCACAGATGGTTCTGAAAAAGAAAAGAGAAGAACATAATTACAGAGCTTTCGTAAAGAGTAGCAGTGCTGCCACAGAAAAAGACCCTGTAAATATATGAAAATGAAGGGAAATACTGTATTTTAGTTTGAGAAAGTTTTATTTTATATATATAAGTATACTATAGGTATAACTATAGGTTTAACTTAAGTACAACTATAGTTATACTGTAGTTACTTATTATACTTATCTTTATACTTGTATATTATACTTATATAATTATAATAATAATAATAAAACAAGTATAACTATAATAATAATAACAAGTATAATTATAAGCTTAGGGAAAGTACTATAGTAAAACCATAGTAAAACTATAAGTTAACTAAAGGAGAACACTATGAATAACAAAGTGTATAAATCTACAGAAGGACTACAGAACTCTAGGACTAACGATAAGATATTCGGGGTACAAGTAACTACCTATGATAAACAAGGAGAAGTAACCAATAGTACTTATATTACCGGTGATAAACTTCATGAGTATGCTTATAATTGTAAAACCAGGGAGTTCATAAACTTAGAGAAGATGAGACATGAGAAGAGTCCTTTTGGTAAACTGTACTAATACCTTTATTATGTTATATGGGGGTATTCAGAGTTGCATAGGTTTTAAAAATATGTTAGTAAGAGAGTGTTTGATGGTTTTTGTCTCTCTCCTTGGGGTTCAGTTCTATTTCTAGATAGAGCTGAATCCCTAACTTTTTTGCAGTGAAATTATGTTTAGAACTATTATTTGTGTAACAGTCAGTGTAGTTATTTATTTATACTGGTTTTTTCTACTACTACTATGAATGAATTATTAATTACTATCATGCTAGTGATACCTCCAGCTTCTAAAGGTATACGCTGGACTACCAATAAAATACCTAATCAACTTCAAGTTACTTTTAAATCTGGAGTAGAAGCTAGTTATTCGGCTATTCAAGTACCTTGTCATACTAAACCTACTAAACCAGGTTGGGTAGTTTATCATGGCAAGTCAATGGGTCAGGAAGTTTGTTATCTTGCAGATACAAATTATCCTGTTATGGTTAGAGGACCGTGGGAAACCACAATAACAAAAACATACAAACATAAGGAGAAACAAAAATGAACTGGATGCCTAGTGATGAATGGTATGAAGACCTGTTTGATGAATGTAAAACTAAAGCAGACGTAATAGAAAAAGCTACAGATATGATTAAACGTAGAGATAAAGAAGCTCATGATAAGTTCCATCAAACTATAGAAATGTTAGATGGGCACAGAGCTGCATTAGAAATTATTAAAGATATGCAATACTAATGATCTGGATTGAGAGCTTTCTATCTATATGGGCTTTAGTTGCTATAAGACTGTTAGCTCAAGGCCACAAGGCTGGACCTATCGTTGGATGGATAGGTCAGGTCTTGTGGGTTTCCATGTGGATATACACAGGACAATATGGTTTCATCTTGATAGATGTTGGACTCGCGTATGTCTACCTGGAAGCTTATTTCAAAGGTAAAAAGAAGGATGCGTAAACCTATGCACCTACATCATCACAGTAGTTTGTTTTCTAGTGAAGAACTACAATCTATACTGGATTATTGTAAAAGTTTAGAACTAATAGAAGGTGCTGTTTTAGTTAAAGGTCAGGATACTGTAGATCATAATAAAAGAAATACTAAAATAGCTTGGGTTCACCAAAATCCAGAAACTTCTTGGATATTTAAAAGAGTCAGTAGACTTTGGCAACTAGAGCCTATCTCTATGTTACAAGCTTTTCAATATAGTTTATATACTGTAGGAGGTCATTATGAATGGCATAGGGATATAGGCGCAAGAGATGAAATCGTGAGTGACAGGGTAATATCTGGAACTCTCCAGTTGAGTGAGCCCACAGAGTATCAAGGTGGCCTTTTGGAAATAGAGAATAGCTTTGGTAAACATTCAGTAGAGAAAGAATTTGGGATGTTTACCTCATTTCCAGCAGGGTGGAGACATAGAGTAACACCTGTCACTCACGGTGTTAGAAAAACTTTAGTTATGTGGGGGTTGCGATAGTGTTGCACAGGCAGAAGCTCTTAGAAGAAGAGATGATAGCTTTAGGAGTCAAAAGGTATCGTCAGGAAAACTTGGATGCTAAGCGCGGTAAACATGAGTCTACTACTCCAGCTGGTATTCAGTTCATAAGAAAAGGTTGTGGTAAAATAACCAAAGCTATCGATAAGTTGATCTTGGATTATACCAAAGGTGTTCCAGTTCAATGTGAAAAAGAAGTCATGTCTTTACTTATGGATTCAATTCCTTCTGACGTGATTGCTTTCTTAGCTTTAAAAGCTTGTGTTAATCATCTTTCTACTCCTGTTAAACTAACAAAGATAGCTATAGAAGTAGGGTCCTTCATTGAGGATGAAACTAGGTTTAGAGTTTTTGCTAAAGAGAATCCTGCATTATTTGGTGTAGTTACTAGAGACTTATCAAAAAGAACTACTAACTACAGAAAACAAAAACGAGTACTAGTACACTCCGCGAATAAAGCTGGTATAGAGTGGCATCATTGGTCTACCTCCAGTAAAACCAGGTTAGGTGTATTATTGGTTAAGCTTATTTGTGAGTGTACTAAGTTATTTGAAATTAAGAAACATAGTAATACTCATTCCGGTAAATTTAAAAAAGTATTTTGGTTAGAAGCTACAGAAGCTTCTTTGAAGTGGATAGATAATAAAAATAGTGTATGTGAACTATTAAGTCCTGTTAAGATGCCTTGTCTTATCTATCCTAGAAAATGGGATAGTGTTTATACTGGTGGTTACTATCAGTACACTAATATGAATTTGGTTAAAACTTCAGATGCAGCATATCTTCAACAATTAGACAATACTAATTTAAAGGAGGTGTTTCATGCAACCAATATCGTACAGGGAACGAGCTGGAGAATTAACAGTAAGGTCTTTGAGGTTATGGAAGCCCTATATGACAATCAATCAGTGTGTCAGGTTATCCCTGAAGCAGGACAAAGACACATGGAAGAGCCATACCCTAAAAACGGAACGAAGGATGAAATAATTGAATGGAAAAGAAGAGCTACTCTACTCCATTCAGAGAATGTAAGATTAAAAACAAAGCGCATCCAGTTTGCACAACTAATGTGGATGACAAGGAAATTTAAAAATGAGAAAGCTATCTATTTCCCTCATACCCTGGACTTTCGTGGACGTATGTATGCCAACACAGCCTTCCTCAATCCCCAAGGTGAGGATTCCGCGAAAGGTTTGCTGGAGTTTGCTTCGGGAAAAACTTTGGGTTCTACAGGACTATCATGGCTCAAGGTACACGTCAGCAATACTTGGGGGTTCGATAAGGCATCCTTGGAAGACCGATTTGAATGGACTGAAAACAACGAGGACCTAATACAGCGTGTAGGTATTGATCCTCTTAGAAACCGTGAATGGATGGAAGCAGACAAACCTTGGCAATTCCTCAGGGCTTGCTTTGAGTATGTTTGTTGTAACAACAATGAAAATTATGTTTCACATCTTCCTGTCACGGTGGATGGTAGTTGCAACGGTCTCCAACATTTTTCCGCTATGCTTAGGGATGAAGTTGGGGGCTCTGCAACTAACCTTATCAACCATGAGAAACCAGAGGACATCTATGAAATCGTCAGAGAAGAAGCAGAAAAAGCTATGGTTCTTGACAACGACTCTAATTATACTTTATGGGGTGCTGGTGGTTGCTTATCTCGTTCCATTGTTAAACGTCCAGTAATGACTACTCCATACGGAGCTACTCTATATGGTATGAGGGATCAAATACATGAAGAACTTACTAAACAGCTTGATAAAGGTGTGGTATTTCCAGGTATTGATAGTGGTACTGATTTGTGGCCTCATTGTAAATATCTTGCTTTTCATATTTACGAAGCTATTGGAAGGGTGGTTGTCTCCAGTAGGTTAGGCATGAAGTGGCTACAGGATGTAGCTAAAGTTGCTAATAAAGAAAAGAGACCTATTTATTGGACTCTACCTACTGGCTTTGTTGTTAAACAGAAATATATTAAATCTACAGTTAAACAAATTAGAACGATTATAAATGGAAGGATGGCCTCCTTGTTTGCAGGAACTAGTAATGCTGAAAAAATAAATCCTTCCAGACAGGTTAACGGTATTGCTCCTAACTTTGTACATAGTTTAGATGCTTGCCATTTAATGAAAACGATAGTGCAAGCTAAAGATAAATATGGTATAGAATCCTTTTCGGTAGTACATGACTCATTTGGTACTCATGCCTGTGATATAGAACGATTAGGAATTATTTTAAGAGAAACATTTACTGAAATATATCAGGAAGATGTCTTACATAGATTTAAGGAAGAACAAGGTGATCTCAGTTTACCGGAGATACCTACTTATGGTAAATTAAATGTTGAGGATGTAAAAGATGCAGAATTCTTTTTTAGCTAATTCAGATGTAAAGAAAGTATCTAGAGGGATGATGGCTTTAGTAGATGCTATCCATGAATTCTCTACAGCTGAGAAACACGCGATTATAATTAGTGTGTTTAATTGTTTGTATAACCATAAACTTGGGGAGGTGTACAGTGTTACAGACGTAATGAATATGGTAGATGCTATGCGACAAGATTGTAAACGAACTAAAGTTCCCGAATTTGGGGGAGCTGAACGCTACATTAAAGGAGAACTATAATGGCAAAAAAGAAGTTTCAAACTCATATAACACCACCTGGAATTGCAGTATACCCTTGGCTTAACAAACCTGATACTAAGTTTGATCCAGATGGGATTTTCTCTGTTAAGCTTGTGTTTAGTAAGGCTGCAACTAAGAAAGTGAGTGATGTTGTAAAGCCACTTATGAACGGTGGTAAAAATAATCCTATTAAACCTGAGGTAGATGATCAGGGTGAAAAAACAGGGAATTATGTAGTTAACTTTAAAATGAAAGCTCATGTTAAAACCAAAGGTGGTGATGAGTTTGATCAGAAACCTGTCTTAGTTGATTCTAATGGTAATCGTATGCTTGCAGCTATAGGTGGTGGAAGTAGACTTCAAGTAGCATACGAAGCTGTGCCTTATGATTCTATGGGAGGTGGTGTTAGTTTGAGAATGAAGAAAGTACGAGTACTTGACCTTGTTGAATACCAATCTAAAAATGATAGTACAGATTGGGGTGAAGAGAAGGGTAGTTATGTTGCTCCTAAGGATGAATTTGAGGAAGAAGCAGTAGATGATGAAGAAGATTTCTAGAAGTCAGTTGCGTAGGGGTATTAAAGAGGGGTATCGTTCAGGACTTGAGTGTTCAATAGGGGCCCAACTTAACGCTGCTAAAGTTAGGTGGGAATATGAGACTGAACGTATCCCTTATATCCCTAAAGTAAAAACTTATACTCCTGATTTTATTTTAAAAGGAAAGGGAGTTAAGTTTTATATTGAAACTAAGGGTAGGTTCCTTGCTTCAGACCGGTCTAAACACCTTCTGATCAAGGAGCAACACCCTGAGTTAGATATACGATTCATCTTTACTAACCCGAATCAAAAACTATACAAGGGAGCCAAGACAACTTATGGAGAGTGGTGCAAAAAGCATGGATTTAGCTTTTCCAAAGGAAGCATACCAGACAGTTGGCTCAGAGAGTGTCTGCCTAAGACATGAACCCTGTCCTTCCTGTGGATCAAAAGATAATTTAGCGAGGTACGATGATGGTCACGCTTTCTGCTTTAGTATTGACTGCGATCATTATGAGTATGCTGATCGTAGCCCTTCTAGTAATAATCAGAATCAAACACAAAAAAATAAAGGAACTTTCACTCCAGTTGCAGGAGAGTTCAAGGAGATACCAAAGAGAAAAATATCGGAATCTACTTGTAGGAAGTTCGGGTATAAAATTGGAAAGTACGAAGGAAAGTCTGCCCACCTTGCAACGTTTATCAGAGATGGAAAAGTAGTAGGACAAAAGGTACGACTTAAAGGTAAAGACTTTAGATCACTAGGCGATTGCTCTGATCTTTGGGGTCAACATCTATGGGGTAATGGTAAGAAAATATGTATTACCACCGGAGAACTAGATGCGCTTAGTGTTGCAGAAGCTCAGAACTGTAAATGGCCTGTAGTTTCCATTCCTAATGGTGACAAGTCTGCAAAAAAAGTTGTTGCAAAAAATTTGGAGTGGTTGCTTGGGTTTGAAGAAACGATACTCATGTTTGACATGGACAGTTCTGGTCAAAAAGCTGCGAAAGAAGTAGCAGAACTTTTCCCACCAGGTAGATGCAAAGTTGCTCGTTTAGGAAAGAAGGACGCGAGTGATGTACTGTGTCAAGAAGGAGGGTCAGCAATAGTTGATGCTATCTGGAAAGCTAGAGTACATAGACCAGACGGTATTATAGCAGGAGTTGATACATGGGATTTAGTTAATTGTCCTATGAGCCCTAGCGATCATGAGTATCCTTGGCAAGGACTTAACGATAGAACTTTAGGTGCTAGAAAAGGTGAAATTGTTACGTTCTGTGCAGGAACTGGTGCAGGGAAATCTACAGCTGTTAAGGAAATTGCTTCTTATCTTCTTACCAAAGGTGAAACTGTAGGTTATATTGCTCTTGAGGAATCAGTTAGACAGGCTGCTTTAGATTTTATGTCTATTGAAGCTAACAGGATGCTTCATTTAGAAAAAGATTTAGATGAAGAATCAAAGCGAAGTATTTGGGAAAAAGTTTTCGGAGATAACCGTTTATATTTATACGATCATTGGGGGAGTTTGAATGGTATTGTTTTGGCTAATCGTATCCGTTATCTCGTTCACTCCTGCGATGTTTCTTGGATTGTGCTTGATCATCTCAGTATTATGGTCAGTGGAATTGAAGGTGGGGATGAGAGAAGATTAATTGATAATTTAATGACTATGCTCAGAGCTTTAGTCGAAGAATTACAGATAGGAATGTTTATTGTCTCACATCTGAAGAGACCACAACAAGGAAAGGGCCATGAAGATGGGAAACAAGTCACTCTTAGCGATCTTAGAGGGTCAGGAGCAATTGCTCAACTCAGTGATTTCGTCATTGGACTTGAAAGAGACCAACAATCGGACGGTGAGACTACTGTTAGAGTACTTAAAGCAAGATATAAGGGCTCATCTACAGGACTTGCAGGAAGACTCTACTATGACACAACCACAGGAAGACTTAAAGAATGTGGAACAAGCTCAATGGAACAGGATAGATCAATTGGATCGCAGGATTTCTAAATTAGAAAAGTGGATGAACAATCAGATAGGAGAGTTCTGAAATGGCACTTGACTTAATTATTGATATTGAAGCAGACGGTTTAATTCCTACTGTAACTAAAGTACATTGTATTGGTATGTCAGTAGCCGGAGCTGAAGCTGGACAGGTGTTTGCTAATCAAGAACCTTATGATTGTCTTGATAATGCTTTGGAAATTATGAGTGAAGCCAAGTCTATTACTGGACATAATATTATTGGTTATGATTTCCCTGTTTTAAAAAAGATCTTAGGATGGGTTCCTAGTAAACATACACAGATTGTGGATACTCTCGTTCTTTCACGTTTATGTCATACTGATTTATATGAGTTAGATGTTAAGGAACGGAGTATCGATAATAAACTTTATGGTTCCCATAGTTTAAAAGCTTGGGGTCAACGAATAGGAGTTCTCAAGCAAAGCTTAGGAACTCAGGATGATGATCTGTGGTCTAAGTTTACTCCTGCTATGGCTGAGTATTGTGTTCAGGATGTAAGCGTTACAACACATCTTAAATATCATTTTGATCATATTGATTATTCGTTAGAAGCTATCCAACTAGAGCATAAGTTTGCTGAGATTATTCAGAGGCAGATAGAGCATGGCTATGCTTTTGATGTTGATAAAGCTAGACAACTATATGTGAAGTTACTCAAGAAGCAGGAAGAATTAGGCTCTACTCTTAGAAATAGTTATGGTAGTTGGTTTATATCAGAAGGTGTAGTAACTCCGAAAGTTAACAACAAGAAGAGAGGTACTGCAAAGGGCTCATCTTATAATAAAATTAAACGTATTGAGTTTAACCCTAATTCCAGGGATCATATTTCTAGGTGCTTAATGAAACAAGGTTGGCAACCTTCAGATTTTACTGCCAGCGGTAAACCTAAGATAGATGAGACTGTTTTAAGTGAATTACAGTTACCCAATTGTAAAGAACTTAAAGAACACTTTTTAATTTCTAAACGTATTTCACAATTAGCGGAGGGAAACAATGCTTGGCTTAAACTTGAACGAAATGGTAGAATCTATGGGTCCGTTAACACTAATGGGGCCGTCACTGGTAGGTGTACTCATAGTAGCCCTAATGTGGCACAGGTTCCTGCATCCTACAGTCCGTACGGTACTGACTGTCGTAGGTTGTTTAGAGCTAGTAAAGGTTTTGTATTGGTGGGTTGTGATGCTGATGGTTTAGAGTTAAGAGCATTAGCCGGTTATCTTAAACGATATGATGGAGGTATATATGCAAAAGCAGCAGTTGATGGCACTAAAGACAAAGGTACTGACATTCACTCCCTCAATAGAGATGCACTTGGACTATCATCAAGAGATATTGCAAAAACTTTTTTCTATGCGTTCATTTACGGGGCAGGAGATCAGAAGCTTGGTAAAATTCTTGGGGGTAGTGCAAATCGCGGCAGACAAGGCAGAAGTGCCCTCTTATCTGGAGTCAGGGGTCTTATGGAACTTACCGAAAAGGTTAAGCAAGCATACAGAAGACGTGGGCATCTCATTGGACTTGACGGTAGGAAACTATCCATACGTTCTGAACACTCTGCTTTAAATACGTTGCTTCAGAGCGCAGGAGCTATTCTCATGAAGAAAGCTTTAATATTATTGGATGAACGTCTCAAACAGTATTACAAAGAAGGTGATTATGAGTTTGTGGCTAACATCCATGATGAGTTTCAAATAGAGGTTAAAGAAGAATATGCAAAAGACATCGCATCACACGCAGCTGAATCTATTTCCAGAGCAGGAGAGTACTTTGAATTTGGCTGCCCACTTTCCGCAACTAGCCACATTGGAAAAACGTGGGCTGAAACACATTAAGACTCTAGAAGATTTAGTTGTGTTTATGAATCAAATGAATTCTATTATAGGAAGAAGTAATCCACATACAAAACAAAGAACGAAACATGAAAAGAATAATTATGACTCTTATAGGTATAAAATAAGAGCTGGATTCTATGCTTGGTTGTTTAATTTTACTTGTCAAGACTGTGGTTTAAAGAATGATACAAGAACTTTAAATTTTCACCATGTAAATCCAGAAGAAAAAGAAATTGGTGTTTTAATGAGTACAAATAGTATGGATAAAATAAAAGTGTTTAAAGAAATATTAAAATGTGTCTATGTATGTGAAAACTGTCATTATCAAAGACACGCTGAAATGGGAGATCTAGATGAAGACTTCAAGGCTATTAATAGACGGAGACATACTTACATACAGAACTTGTTGGGCTGTACAGAATGAAGTAGATTGGGGTGATGGTGTTATTACTACGGCTACCAACTTAGAAGAACTGGCAGCTCAAACTCAAAATACTTTAAGATACTGGCAAGAGAAACTGAATGTATCTATATTTATGATTTGTTTCTCTGATAAAAGGTCAAAATATTTTAGGCACAAAATTTTAGAGGAATATAAAGCTAACAGAAAAGGTGGTAAGAAACCTTTAGGATACAACTTTCTGGTAGAGTACATTAAAGAAATGTATAATACTTTTACACTACCTAATTGTGAAGCCGATGATGCGCTAGGTATTTTAGCTACAGATGGAATGTTTGCTAAGAATATTATTGTTAGTATTGATAAAGATATGTTAACGATTCCATGTGAGTATTTTAACATGGACACTGAAGTAACGGAGACTGTAACAGAAACTCTTGCAAACTATATGCACCTGTATCAAACACTAGTCGGTGACGCTACAGATAATTACAAGGGATGTCCTGGTGTAGGTCCTAAGAAAGCTACAGAGATACTAGAAGAGCCTACTTGGGATTCAGTTGTTAAAGCTTTTGAGAAAGCAGGATTGACTGAAGAGGATGCACTAGTACAAGCTAGAGTAGCTAGAATATTAAGAGCTGATGATTATAACTTTCATAAGGAGGAGGTAATACTGTGGCAACCAACGAAGTAGAAGTTTGTAATGATTGTCAACAAGTTGATGGTATGCACATGGCTTACTGTAAAACCGGTTGGGATGATAAAGAAGAAGAGAAGTTGAATGATCAGTGGAAAGGTGGTAGTACTAATATCCGTCCTAGTTACTACGCTAAATATAAGATTGATCCTTGGACATTTATTATAGAGAATCAATTAGGGATGGATGTAGGTTCGGTAGTTAAGTATGTTGTACGACACCGCGATAAGAATGGTGTTGAAGATTTAAACAAAGCAATAAAATGTATTGAGATGATGAAGGAGTTTTATTACAATGAAAAAAGTTAGAGAGTTTCATGAGAAGATGGAGTTAGCCATTGATCAACCATATAGTAAAGAGTTAATGGACTTTAGGCTAAAGCTTATCTTTGAAGAGATACAAGAATTAGCAGAGGTAGCTCTTGAACTTGAAACTAATCTAGATTTGGAAGAACGTCATGTAATGATGCAGGATTTATTAAAAGAAATGTGTGACGTTGTATATGTTATAAAGGGGATGGCAGTATCATTTGGTATGGACTTTGATAAAGCCTTTGAGTTAGTCCATAAATCTAACATGAGTAAATTACCATTAATCAAGGACGCTAGTGGGAAAGTCCAGAAAGGACTTAACTATGAGCCTCCGATATTGGAGGGATTAATTAATTGAATAAACCATCGGTAAGAGCACAAGTCATAACAAGACGTACCTACAATAGACCTACAGAGACAGGGTATGAGACGTGGGAACAAACAGTAGACAGGGTGATACATCATCAAGGGTGGCTTTGGGATAGAGCTTTAGGTAAACCAGAGACCCCTGAGTATACAGAGATCAATGATGAATTAAAAGAATTACGTCAGCTTATGTTAGATCGTAAGGTGTGTGTTAGCGGTAGAACATTGTGGCTAGGAGGAACTGAGGTAGCTAAACGTAGAGAAGCTAGTCAGTTTAATTGTGCTCACTTAAAATTGGAGACTATACATGACGTGGTTGACTCTTTATGGCTCTTGTTGCAGGGATGTGGCGTGGGATTTACACCTGTTGTTGGAACACTATCGGGTTTCACATCCCCGATCAAAGATGTGCAAGTCATCCGTTCAAGAAGAACTAAGAAAGGAGGCCATGAAGGAAACAAAGAGACTTTCGATTCCGGGACTTGGACACTTACAGTTGGAGACTCCGCTGAAGCGTGGGCAAAGTCTATCGGTAAAATTTTGGCTTTCAAAGGGAAAGCTACAAAGTTCATACTCGATCTCTCACAACTCAGACCAGCTGGACAACGACTCAGTGGGTATGGATGGATCTCAAGCGGTGATGCTCCCCTCGCTAAAGCCTTCACAGCAATAGTTCAAATTTTAAGTAAGAAATCCGGTCAACTTCTAGGTAAGATAGATATACTGGACATCATGAATTGGTTAGGTACAGTATTATCTTCTCGTAGATCAGCTGAGATAGCTTTGGCTTACTATGATACTCCAGAGTGGGAAGCTTTTGCTAGAGCTAAAGATGATCTTAATAAATTTCCACATCGGTCTCAATCTAATAATTCAGTAGTGTTCTGGAGGAAACCCACAGATGAAGAGTTACAAGATTTCTTCAACATCGTTCAAGAATCAGGAGGATCAGAACCAGGACTTATCAATGGCGAAGCTGCTAGAAAAAGAGCACCTTGGTTTACAGGAGTTAATCCCTGTGCTGAAATCTTGCTTGGGAATAAAAGTTTCTGTAACCTTTCCGAAGTCGATCTTAGTAAATTCAGGAATGACAGTGGAGGACTTGAACGAGCACTTTATATTATTGCAAGAGCAAACTACAGACAAACTTTGGTTAACTTGGATGATGGAATACTTCAACGAACTTGGCATGAGAATAACGAATACCTCCGCTTGTGTGGAGTGGGGCTCACCGGAATTACAACAAGAGATGACCTCAGTGAGTATGATTATAAGCGTTTCAAAAACATAGCAGTACATGGCGCGTATTCTATGGCAGATGAGTTAGGTACTCAACGTCCTAAGAATGTAACTACTGTTAAACCTAGTGGTACTCTAAGTAAAATTATGGATACTACTGAGGGATGTCATAAACCTATTGGTAGGTATGTATTTAATAATGTTAATTTTTCTGTTAATGATCCTATGTTACCTAAACTTAGGGAAGCAGGATACCATGTGGTTAATAGTCCTGTTGATGAGCATAATGCTATTGTTACTTTTCCTGTAGCTTGGGAGAACATTAGATTTTCTAAAGATGGAGATAAATATGTTAATAACGAGACGGCTATTGAACAGCTGGAACGCTACAAGTTACTCATGGATTCTTACGTTGAACAGAACTGCTCGATTTCAGTTTATTATAAAGAGGATGAGATCCCTGCTATTCGAGATTGGCTCCAAAATAATTGGTCTAGTTACGTTGGTGTTAGCTTTCTTCCCATTACTAATACCGTCTATTCGTACTTACCGCAAGAAGTAGTAACTGAAGAAGTCTATAATGAGTATGTCTCACAGTTAACTGAAGTAGATTTTAGTGATACTGATAGCTCACATGAGATAGAAAATGATGAGTGTGCTACTGGTGTTTGTCCTACTAAATGATTATGCAAGTTGCTCAAATGGAGTTAAAACTCGCTAATGAGTTTATTGACAAACATCATAGACATCATAAGCCTGTGGTTGGACACCGCTTTTCTATAGGTGCATTAAAAGATGGTATTTTGGTTGGGGTATGTATTGTTGGAAGACCAGTATCTAGAGCAATAAATCCTAGAAAAGTAATTGAAATAACCAGACTATGTACTGATGGAACAAAAAATTCGTGTTCTTTTTTATATGCAAAAGCAGCAACCATATCGAAACATTTAGGATATAAACTTATCCAAACATATATTTTAGAAGAAGAATTAGGTGTGAGTCTAAAAGCTGTTGGTTGGAAAATATTAAGAACAACCAAGGGTGGTGATTGGAATTGTCCTTCACGGATGAATCGAAGAACCGATCAACCACAAAGCAAAAAAATATGTTGGGGTAGAAAGTTATAATATGAAATAATTATACATAAATTTCAACTCTTTAGGAGACATTTTAGATGGATTTTGAGAATGATATAGTGATAACCAATGGTTTAATTAGAGTTTTAGAGAATAACTTTGGGGCTCATTTAGTATATACTTGTGATACTTGGGATAAAACTTGTGAACTTAAAGGTCAACTTAAAGTTTTACATTGGTTAAAAGATAAACAAGAAGAATTAAGAGAAGAACAATTTAATAAAACAGATCAAATTACTATTGATACTAGTTAGGAGAACGCTGTGTTACACTTATTGTCTGTACTTATGTGCGGAGGATCACCTAGAATTCCTCCCCCTCCCCCACCCCCACCTCCTCCTCCACCACCTCCAAGTCCTCCAGCCCCTATAGCTACAGTGTCAGCTGCTCCTGCTAGTACTGCTCGTAGTGCTAAAGAAAAAGCAACTACTCAAGGTAGAACTAGAGTAGCTAGAAGAGCTAAAGGAAAAGCTAGGTTTGTAACTTCCGGTTCTGGTGGACCAACTGGATTGAATATAGGTTAGTCTATGTGTGATCCAATTTCTATAGGGATTGCTATTGGAGCAACTACTGGAGCTGTAGGTGCAGCAGCTACTGGTGGCAACATACTGGAAGGAGCACTAATAGGTGGTGCAGTAGGTGGAGTCACTGGTGGTATGGGTGGTTTAGGTGCTGGCTCTACTGCTTCTACTGTTGGACTGAAAATGGGTGCTTCCGCTGGTTTGCAAGGAGCAACTACAACAGGTGCAGCTTTAGGTGCAGGAGTATTCGGTTCGGGTGTAAGTGCAGCAGCAGTTACAGGTGCATCTGTGATGGGTTTAGGTGGTTCCATAGCTATGGGAATGATGTCACCTCAAGCTCCAGATTTTCCATCTTATCCTGCTTATTCGTATGCCCAACAATTCAGTAGTCAACCTATGACTGTTACAGGTACTGGTGGTAGACAGGCAGCTGCTTCTTTAGCGGAAGCTATTAAACGAAGTAAACAACGTAAACTAACACAGGAAGATATTGGTGATCTTAGTATTGATACATCATCTTTTGCACCCACAGGACTACAATTAGCATGACACAAGAAACTGCATTGAGTAAGAAGTACAGTGATCTAGCTGTATTTCGACAGACATTCTTGGAGGAAGCTTGGGATGCAGCTGAGTTAACTTTACCTTTTATTCTTCCTAGAAATGCTACATACAATCAGACATTACCTACTCCTTATCAAGGTGTAGGAGCAAGAGGTGTAAATAATTTAGCAGCAAAATTATTGTTAACTTTATTTCCTCCTAATTCTCCATTCTTTAAGTTTCAAATAGATGACTTTACTCTAGAAGAACTACAAGCTCAACGCGCTCCAGTAGAAGAAGGACTTAACTCTATGGAACGTGCAGTAATGGATGAGATTGAAAGTAAAGCTATGCGTGTACCACTCAATGAGTGTATACGTCATCTACTTATTACTGGTAATGCTTTACTCCATGCTGATAAGAATAATACTATGAGAGTATTTCATTTAGATCAGTATGTAGTAAGACGCGATCCTCAAGGAGCTGTACTGGAGGTTGTAGTTAAAGAACAAATGAGTCGAGAGTTATATAAAGACTTGTTTGATTCAGCACCACCTAAAGAAACCGGTACATCAGCTGATGGTAATGAAAAAGAATTAAGTCTCTATACTTCAATTAGACGTGTAGGAGACAAGATAAAAGTAAGACAAGAAGTAAACGATAAGAGAATTCCTGGTACAGACTCTGAGTATCCTTTAGATAAGAACCCTTGGTTAGCCTTACGGTATAATGCTATTGATGGTGAGGACTATGGACGTGGGTTTGTAGAGGAATACTTAGGTGATCTTAAGACAGTCGAAGGATTAAGCAAAGCTATCATTGAGGGTACAGCTGCTGCTGCTAAGGTCTTGTTCTTGGTTAAACCTAATGGTACTACCAAGATGCGTACTATCAGTAACGCGCCTAATCTCGCTGTTAGACAAGGAAATAAAGATGATGTCACAGTAGTACAAGTAGAAAAGTTTAGTGACTTCAGAGTAGCAAGAGAGACAATGGAAGGTGTAGAGCGTAGACTAGCTGCTGCCTTCTTGTTAAACCAAAGTGTACAAAGGGATGCTGAGAGAGTAACTGCTGAAGAGATTAGGTTTCTAGCTAATGAACTAGAGACTAGTCTAGGTGGTATCTATAGTCTTCTTTCGCATGAACTTCAGTTACCACTAGTCAAACGAATTATATCTGTACTTGAACGAGAAAAGAAACTACCTAAGTTACCTGAGGGTACAGTAGAGCCTGTAATTATTACAGGGTTTGAAGCATTAGGTAGAGGTAATGATGCTAATAAGCTTGCTACTTTTCTCCAGACTGCGACACAGATTTTAGGACCAGAAGCTGTATTAGGATACACTAATGCTAGTGATGTTCTTAAACGTCTAGGAGTAGGTTTTGGTATAGACATGAAAGGTCTAATTAAAACAGAAGAACAAGTACAACAAGAGAGACAACAAGCCCAACAAGCACAACAACAAGCAGAGATGTTAAAAGCTGCGACACCTAATGCTGTTACGCAAGGTGGAGAAATGATTAGAGAAGGAGCACAACAAAGTGAGCAGGGCTAAAGATACAAATAAGAAAGAAGAAATTAAAGAAGAAGTTAAAATAGCTAAGTCTATTACAAGTAAGGCAGAGCTAAAGAATGTTGAAGTTGTTAATAAAGTTTTAGAGCAGAAAGCTGAAGTAAGAACTCCAGGCTCTCTACCATCAACGTACACTAAGATACAGTTACGGAATGGAACAATAAAAGAAACTTATGGAGAGCGATATGGCAAACCAATTAGTAGTTGAAAACGATCAAGTAGAGATAAGTGCTGAAGAAGCACAACACAATCAGGAAATGATAGAGAAGGTAGAAGCTAAGGAAATTACTTCTGCCCCTGAAGTACAACCTCAGGATAAGTTTGGTGGTGACTATGATAAACTTATGCAAAGCTATCAGGAACTGGAAAAGAAATTAGGTCAACCTACAGTACCTCAAATAGAACCTACAGAAGATTCAGATTTAAGTATACCTAAAGCTCCTGAACCAACTGAAGGAGCATTTGATATGGCTGCTTTACAACAAGAGTACATGAATACCGGTGCTCTAAGTGAAGACAGTTATAATCAATTAGAAAGTGCTGGTATTAGTAGAGAATATGCTGATACATATATAGCAGGAGTAAAAGCTTTAGGTGAACAAATAGGTAATCAAGTTAAGACTGCTGTAGGTGGAGACCAAGAGTATAGTAATATGGTTGAGTGGGCTAAAGCTAACTATACTCCAGAACAAATACAAGCTTATGATAAAGCTGTAAATAGTGGTGATGTTAATACTGCTATTATAGCAGCTAAAGGTTTACGTTCTGATTATACCAATGTAGCTGGTAATGAAGGCACAACTTATGGAGGCACACAAGCTGAACCTGAGGGTTCAGGAGATGTCTTTAGGTCTAATGCTGAAGTAACTGCTGCTATGAAAGATCCAAGGTATGAGTATGATACTGCTTATAGGCAGGATGTACTTGATAGATTAGAACGATCAGATATTTTCTCCCAAGGGAGATTATAAGTAGGACTGCTATAAAGTATTTAAACAAGTAAACAGAAGCCAACTGCGGTTGATAACTTTTAGTCGAAAGTTAAAGAAAAGTATAGCTAATATTGTTAGGTACTTTTTATTAATTTATAACTAGGAGAATAGTATGTCAGTTACGGCTACTACTGCACCTGTCCTAACTATGACAAGGACAGGTCAAGCGAATTCTGCTGGTGATTCCTCTGCATTATTTCTTAAAGTATATGCAGGAGAAGTATTGACTGCTTTTGAGCAAGCTTCAGTTACGATGGATAAGCACGTTATCCGTAGTATCTCTAGTGGTATTTCTGCACAGTTTCCTCTAGTGTGGAAGACTGCTGCTACTGAGTATGCTTATATCAATGGCTCAGGTGATACTGGAACCACCGCGATTGAATTGGATGGTACAATCATCCACAAGAATGAGAAGGTCATTACTATTGATGGTCTTTTGATTGCTGATCACTTTGTGAATAACCTTGATGAGGCTATGTCTCACTTTGAGGTACGTTCTATTTATGCTAAGGAAGCTGGTATTGCCTTGGGTACACAATGGGATCAGAATGTATTGCAACAGGGTGTACTAGGCGCACGTTCCGCTACGTTGGTTAGTGGTGGTAATGGTGGTTCTGTACTTACCAATGCTAACTATGGTGATACTGGTTCTACTTTGGGTAGTGGCTTGTTTGATGCTGCTGAACAATTGGATGAGAACAATGTACCTGAGAATGACAGGTATATGTTTGTGCGTCCGGCTCAGTATTATCTCATGGCTGAAACTACTAACCTGATCAATCGTGATTGGGGTGGAAGTGGAGTCTATTCAGAAGGTGAAGTAATGAAGGTAGCCGGTATTCACATTGTGAAGACCAATAACCTACCTATTAGTAATATTAGTTCCTCTCAAGTGACAACACATGATGGTGACTTCAGTACGACTAAAGCACTTGTTATGCACAAGTCTTCTGTAGCTACTGTTAAGTTGTTAAATCTTGCAGTAGAAACTGAGTACAGCATTAAGAATCAAGGTTGGATTATCGTGGCTAAGTATGCTATGGGTCATGGATTTATCCGTCCAGAAGGCTGTATTGAATTTAAGACTTCATAATTAAGTCTACTAAAGAGGGGCTTGAGGAAACTTGGGCTCCTCTTTTTTTTTAAATTAGGAGAACATAATGGTTGATACATCACGCACAGTAAGTGATTTAACAACTAACCTGTTTCAAGATGGTCAAGCAGCAGGTTCAATAACACCACAGGACTTGCGTGATTTTGTTGAAACTACTCAGGTTAAACAAGGTAGTATCTATATCTCTTCAGCTTCTGCAACTACAATTTCAAGTAGTGGAGTTTATGTAGAAGCTGCTGGTACTTGGACTTTATCTACGAGTCCTACAGCCAATGAGTTTGATATGAATACTAATGGTAGACTTAGGTATACAGGAACACCTACGGTTAACTGTATGTTCATGGTTACTACTAGTATGCAAATGGCTTCAGGTACAACATCAAAAGAATGTGGTCTACAATTACATAAGAATGGTACACTTATAACTGGTTCAACAATTACTCGTTTATCCCCTGCTACTAATAATAAGCCAGGAAATGTATCTACAATTGCCTTGGCTTCTATGGCTACTAATGATTACATTTCTATTTATGTAGCTAATATAGATGGTACAGAAAATATAACAGTAGATAATGCTAATCTTGTTGGTTATTCTTTGGTAACTTAAAATGTCATTTATATCTGTCACACCTATGACTGAACTAGAAGCTGTTAATATGCTTCTAGCTGCTGTAGGTGAAGCTGCTGTATCTAGTCTTGAAACAGCTACTACAGTTGAAGTAACACAAGCAAAGAACTTACTTTCTAATGTTAACAGAGCAGCTCAACAAAAAGGATGGCATTTCAATACAGAATGGGATGTGACACTTACTAGAAATAGTGAGAATAAGATACCTTTAAGTAATTCCATTTTGTCTGTACACCAGCCTGGACAACTCATGACCATTAGAGGGCAATCAGGTACAATGTATGCGTATGATTTAGATAATAATACATTTACTTGGACTAAGAATTTAACTACTGCTGTTACTATTACATTATTAGATTTTATAGATACACCTAACACTTTTAGGCAGTATGTTACTGTAAGAGCAGCAAGGATTTTCCAAGAAGAAATTATAGGACAAGTATCAGCAGAAACTGTTAACAGACAAGAAGAAGCAGAAGCTTATGCAGATTTATTAGATGATGATGCAGAACGATCAGGATTAAACGTAGCTTATGGAACACTAGATATGTTAAATACGACTCAGCTTCACAGGAAATTATGGTAGATGCCACTAATTACAGAACAAATAAGCAATCTAATCAATGGGGTTTCACAGCAACCACCTAGTTTAAGACTTGCTTCTCAGTGTGAAGTACAGGAAAACGGTTTACCCACTGTAGCTGAAGGTCTTAAAAAAAGACCTCCATTAGAACATCTTAAAAAGCACACTCCATATACCGATACTCAACAAAATGTTCACTTCATTAATAGAGATGCTACAGAACGATATGTAGTTACGATTACTTCTAGTCAATTTGATGAAGCTTTTAGTACAGACTTTACACAAACAGAAATAGATGTTTGTACCTTAGATGGTATAAAACAAAGTGTTAATGGTATTACCTCAGATGAGTTAGCTTATATAACTACCACTAATGCTAGAGATAATTTACATTTATTCTCTATAGCTGACTATACGTTTATCTTAAATAAAACTAAAGTAACAGCTAAGAGTTCTTCATTAGGAACTTCTAGAAATCCTGAAGGACTTATATTTCTAAAGCAAGCTACTAATGCTTCTACTATGACAGTCTATGTAGATGGTACTCTTGTATCTACAGTAACTTCTAGTAATGATGCAGAGACACAGATTGATGATATTTATAGTGATCTTACTACAGCTATAGGTTCTACTTTTACTATCACTAAGTTTGGTAGTAGTAATATACATCTAACCAGAATTAATGGGGCTGATTTTACATTACATTGTAACGCGCCTGAACAGAATTTAGTTGCAATTAAAGATACTGTAGTAGACTTTACGGATCTACCAGCTAGAACTAAAGATGGTTATACTATTAAGATTACTGGTGATCCTAGTAGTGGTACAGATGATTATTGGATTAAACATAATAACTCCGCAGACGAAGATGTAGGTGAATGGGTAGAAACTGTAGAACCAGGATTAGCTAATTCTATTGATCCTGCTACAATGCCTTTAAAGCTAGTAAGAACTAGTGAAGATCCTTGGGATGCTTCTTTCTCAACTGATTTTGGAGAAAGTGTTTTTACCTTGGATCAAATTGGATGGGTTGATAGAGCAGCAGGAGATGAGGAAACAGCACCTGATCCTGGTTTTATAGGGTATACAATAAATGATATGTTTTTCCACAAGAATCGTCTAGGATTCTTGGCTAATGAAAATATTATTTTATCTGAATTAGGTGAGTATTTTAATTTCTATGCTACTACTGCTACAGATTTATTAGATACAGATGTAATAGATTTAGCAGCTCCTACCAATGAAGTAAGTATTCTACACCATGCTATACCTTTCAATGAGAACTTAATTGTCTTTAGTAACTTTGGGCAATTCCAATTGTCTGAATTTGCTGCTGGTGGGCTTACTCCTACTAATGCTAAGTTTTCTTTACTTACAGAATATGAGCATGATAATAGAATAGAACCAAGATTAAATGGTAGAAAGATTTACTTTTCTGATGCCAACGATGGATTTACTACCATTAGAGAATTTGGTGTTGTTGAAGACTTACAAGAAGAGACAGCTGAGAATGTAACATCTCATGTTCCAAGTTATATCAAAGGTAGAGGTACTGAAATTGTATCACATGATGAAGCATTGTTTGTACTGTCTGACGAAAATCAGAATGAAGTTTTCCATTATAAGTATTTATTTCAAGCTGGAACTAAGAAACTTAGTTCGTGGTCTAAGTGGACATTTAAAGAAGAAGAAAAAGTAATAGGTTTATATGTAATAGACTATGTAGCTTATTTTATTATAGTAAGACCTGATGGTACTTACATAGATACGATGTCTTTACAGGATGCTAACTTAGTAGGACTAGCAGAATCCAGTAGTCAACTCTCTTTTAAACCACATCTGGATAGACTCTCATCTATTCAAGGAGTATACGATTCAGGACAGGATGTTACACGATGGGTTATGCCTTATCCTGATGACTTTGATTCTACTTTTAGATTAATATATGGAGCTGAGTGGGAAGGTAGCGAAGGTGGACTGATACAAGGAGTTACTCAAACCTCTCCATTAAACCTTGTAGCTACTGGAGATTTCTCTACTTATCCTGTATGGATAGGTAAAGAATATCAGTTCTTATATGAGTTTACAGAGCCCACAATCAAGACTGAGGTACAAGGTAGACTTAGTTCTTTATCTGGTGGTGTCTTAAAGATCCGTAAGTTTAATGTAGATTACTTTAAAACTGGTTTCTTTAATATGAGAGTAACAGCTCCTGGTCGAGATGCTTTTATTCATACATTTACTGGTAGAATCTTAGGTTCACCTTTAAATCAGATTGGTACTATACCTTTTGAAACCGGTAATTTTAAAAAGTTAATATTAGCTGATGCTAAAGATTTAAAGATAGAACTTGTGTCTGACTCTTATCTTCCTTGTGCTTTTACTGGCGCAGATTGGGAAGGTAACTATGTAGTGAGGACAGTAGGGAGAAGGTAGTGAAGCCGTACCATAGAAAGTCGCAGTTAGATGACTTAACTTATCTCTATTTAAATATGAGATATGAAGATAAACGTGAAGTTGAAACATTAGGTCACAAAGTAGATCAGGCTTTATCTTTAGCATTTGGTAATAGTTATATATGCAGAACTATTATAGATAATAGAGGTAGAACTGTAGGTATCTATGGTGTAGTTCCGTTATCAGATAAGTGTGGACAAGTATGGATGTTAGGTACTGAAGGTCTTGTTAAGATCAAGACTGCTTTTCTTAAACAATCTAGATCAGAGGTGGACAAGATGAATAAAGTATTTCCACATCTCTGTAATATTATTGACTCTAGAAATGAAGTACACCTTAAATGGATCAAATGGTGTGGCTTTAAGATAATTGGAGAAAAGGTTATTAATAAAGTGAAATTTTATGAATTCTGTAGGTTAGTCTAATGGCACTTCCTAAAGGATACGAAATGCTACAGATGGCATCTTTTGCGATGGGTGCAATAAACAAAAGAGCCTCTTTTCAAGCAGATGTTAGAGATCATTACACTCGTATAGATACAGCTAATAGACAAGCTGCATTAAATAATCAATTAGCTTACAATTCTTATCTTCATATTAATGAAGAACAGATGCTAACTACAGTTAAACGAGCTTTTGATGTTGCAGCTATATATAAAAAAATTAGAGCTTCTAAAGCCTCAGCTATGGCTCAAATGGAATCTCAAGGTGGAGACTCTACTATAGGTTCTGGTTTAGCAAGAATACAAAATATAGAAAGACAAGGGTTAGAAGCTTTAGCTAGAAAAGATTTAAATTTTCAAACAGAACTTAATGACTTCAAAACAAGACGCAAAAATGTTTCTTTAGAAACTTTAAGTAGAAATAATAAAGCATTTTCTGGTCTAACTTCTATACCCGATGCTACTGGATTAGTTGCTCAAACTATAGGTTTAGGCATTGAGAAGTACACTGATCTTGGCTATTATACTGATGCAGATGGTAAAGTTAAAGCAAGAGGATTCTCATAATGGCTGAAGATAATATTTTTAAAGTTGATCCTATAAGGACTGATTTAACAGCTCCTGTTGCCAATGTAGTGGTGCAACAGCCTTTAGATACTTCTGCAAATGAACAGAGATTATCTTCAGGTTTATCTGATCTTTCTGATTCATTTACAAGACTAGCTAGAACAAAACAAGCTGATCAAATTCATAACGATACTATCACTGCTGAATTAGCAGCAGCTTATGAAAAAGAAATGCCAGGTGGATTAGAGCCTGAAGCTCAATTAGCTTATCATAAATTTGTAGATAGAATCACTAAAGGTAGGGTTATCCAACAAATGCAGGATTTCCTGTTAATTGAAGGATCAGATATTTTAAGCGACAATCGTACTAATAGAAAAACTAGAGCAACTTCTTTTAAAAACCAATTACTAGGAATTTTAAATCAAGGCAAAGCTAGTATTTCTAGGGTTAATGCTCGCGAGATGTTTTTAGACATGGATACCATGTTTAATCAAGTCATGGGGAAAGCTAATGTTCTTTTAGCTAAAGACAAGAAACAAGAAACTATGGCTACAGCTGCTAATTCTTTTAGACAGTTATTTAAAGAACACTTAGCTTTTGCTCTAGAACTTATGCCTAAAGTTTCTGATACTGATGAGTTAGGAAATGAGTTATCTCCTAGTCAATATGCTGAAAAACTTAGTAAATTTCATGCTGGTTGGACTGCTAAACATATCAACTCTAAGTGGTTTAATAGTGCAGTAGTTGAAATCTCTAGGACTAATTTAGGAGTTGATATAAAGGACATCAAAGCTACAGCATTAACTATAGTTGGTGATGAATTAATCAAAATGATAGGTAAAAATCCTGAGTTAGTTAACGAAGGAATGATGAGAGATATTATATCTAATGTTAAAGGGAGTACAAAAGATGTAACATTACGAGATGAAATAGACTCTCAATCTGATTTTGGTAAAGTATTAGAAACTATAAATAACGATTACAATAAAGGTGTAAAAGCTACTTTAAAAGATTTAGAGACGAAACGAACTAACAATGAAAAAGCTAGGGATGATAGAATTTCTAATTATGTAATGGATGGTTTGTTAAAAAATGATGAACGTGTAAATACTAGAGAAAAAGCTGAAGCATTGGCTGCTTCTATTAATGATCCTTCTGAACAACGTGCAGTCTTAAAATTTATAGATACTTTCTTTAAAAAGAAACATTCAAAAAATGCAAGCCATCCGGAGTTTTCACAACTAATTCAAGAGGGAGCTGATAAATATTATAATGTAGAAACAGATAAATTTGATGAGATGGGGTTCCGAGCTTATGCAGCCGAGAATGGTTTTAACCCTGAGACTATAAAACTAGCTGTTAATCTAGCTAACCCAAAGACAAAACGAGGTAAAAGAAGAGCAGAGTTTATGGCTCAAGAACCTATCGTACAACTAAAAAAGAATTTTGGTAAAGCAGCAGAAGGGGTTCTTAAACAATATAATTTACTTGACAAATACAATAAACTTGCAGAACGATTTGGAGATAAGAAGGTAGTTTTATCTGATCCATTAATCCAGAAAAAATTAGGACTTAAAGGTGAAGTAGGGTTAAAAATAAGAGCACTATTAGATGCTGAGGTGGCTTTTGGTTCTATATTAGAAGATTTAATTAGAAATAATCCTGATGTTCCGGTTTATTCAAAAGAACTAATTAGTGAAGCAAAAAATCAAGCTCAAGCCCTCATAGATAATTTAGTTGGAATTAAAAGAGACGATAAGAAGACATCTGTTGATGAATCAGGTAAAAGCGAAGTAAAGACTACTGGCGAAAAAATACAGGCTGGACAAAATCAACATAGTACAGAATTAACAACAATTGAACCTGTAGCTATTATAAATTCTAAAAAAGGTTTATTTTCTACTGATCCAGAAGCTAAAAAAGATTATGTACAAAAGGCTACAGATGAATTAAAGGCTTTTGATGAAAAGAAAAAAGAAATTGTAAAACTTCAAAAAGAATTTAAAGAAGCTAGTTATGCTAAAAGAGCAGCGATGATTACTAGCATTGGTGATAATCCTTTTAATTTAAGAGTACCTACAAAAATACGAGAGATTGCAGAGATTTCTAATCCTGATCCAACAGTTAGAAGACATTTAGCTACTTTAAAAATAGCAGGAGCAACTGAAATACAACAACCTATGGAACTTCAGGAGCCTTCTGCTTGGGATAAATTTGTAGATTTTTTTGATGTACTTCCAAAACAATTAAATAAAGACTTACAAGAAGCTTCTAAAGCTGCCTCTAAAGCTATACAACCCACAGCTAAAAAAGCAACTAAAGGTGTTAAAAAGGCTCTTGATGTTATTAAAGGTCCTGGTTTGGGAACTAAGAAAGCGGAAGGTGCTGAAGCTCCTAAGAAAATAGCTGTAAAACCTGATAAAGCTAAAGGTGCTAAGTCTATGACTTTAGCTCAAGCTGTCGCTGATGACGAAGGTTTTAGTCGTGAATTAATAGACGCTATTATACAGGAAGAAAGTTCTGGAATATCAGGAATAGTTAATCCTAAATCTGGAGCCAAAGGTTTAGTTCAAATACACACTAAAAAACTTGCTTTAGATATTGTGGATATTGATCCTTCTAAATTTAAAGGTAAAACTAGAGAAGAAAAAGCTCAGAATATTCTAGATAATGATGAGGATAATATTAGAGCAGGAATACTTCTATTCAAAAGTGACCAAGATAGATTTAAAAAACAAGGGGTTGATCATCCTATGAAATTTGCTATGGCTAAATACAATATGTCTAATAAAGCATTTAATACTGCCACGAATAAAGCTAAAAAAGATGGTAAAAACCCTAATATATTCTCTGACATCTTTCCTTATTTTCCGAAAGCTACTCAGAAATATGTTCAAAATATTATAGATAAAGGGGTTCTTCAGTAAATGGTAGATATAATTAAACCTGATGTTGAAAGTCTCACTAAGGATTTTTATAATTATAGTAATATAAGAAACGATTATGAAGGTTCTGAACAGCAACAACTTGATGACTATACAGAAGCCCATGAAGAATTTACAGCTCCTAAAGCTGAAGAAGAGTTAGAAAAACAAGCTGAAAATAAGTCTGATAGTATCTTACAAAATATTTTTGAGATCCCTGTTGATATTGCTGTAGGTGGTGCTAGAGGTGTAGGTGAAGTAGTTACGGCTCTTGGTGGTCCTGAAAATCCATTTAACTTAAATGATCCTGATGATACTTTTAGTGCCATAGTTCAAACTGGTGGTCAATTTGGAATACCTTATCTTGGTGCTGTAAAAGCTGTTTCATTAGGAACTAAAAGTTTAAATATATTGTCTAAATCTCCTAAATTAAAAGCTGCTACTGACTCTATGCTTGCTGGTATGCCTGTAGATGCTTTTGCTTTTGATCCTCAAGATGGTAACTTATTTAATTTTGCTATAGGTGCGTTAGGTATTTCAGGAGATTCAAGAGCTGGTGCAGCAGTTAAAGAATATCTTGCAGTTAAATCAGATGATCCAGAGGTTATAGCTAGAGCTAAAAATGCCTTAACAGGTGTTATAGGTACTGTCTTATTTGAAAGACTTATAAAATTAATTGGTGGTACTGCTAAAGCAGGAATAAGTGCTGTTAAGAATATTACTAAAGGTGATACAGGATTTATCAAAACTGATCCATCTGTAGGAGATACTGTATTTGTTGCTGGATCAAAAGAAACTCCAACTACTCCTCCTAAACTTGAAGATGCTGAAAAAGCTGTAGATGATAGAGGATTAACAAAACAACTCGCTGACAATGTAGCAGAAGATATAGTACATAATCGCATTGATCCTATGCGAGATCTACCAGAAGAAGAACTTGCTTTTGTTAGCTCTAAATTAGATTCTAAAGAAGCTGCTATCTATAACGAAGTTAATAAAGAAGTTGAAGATTTTGCTTCACATTACAATAAAGCTAGTGATGAAGAAAAGAATAAATATGTCCAAATATTTACAGATGTTATAGAAGGTAAGACTTTAGATGACATAGATTTAGATCTTCTTAATCCTTTTAATATATCTAAACTTAATTCCCCTCAAGAACGTCTTTCAGTTATTAAGCAGTTAGGCGAAATAATGAAAGATAAGCTTCCTAGAAATGCTAGTAAACAAACTAAAGAAGCAAACAGAAGGTTTCTAGATGAAGAAATTAATAGGATTACTAAGTATTGGGGAGTTGACCCTCAATCATTTGTTAGACATCTTAAAACTGTTACAAGTAGCGTAGAAGATGCTATAGCTTATATACAATCTTCTAAACTTATAACTGATATTCAAGTACAAAAAGGTCTTAAATTAGGTAGAGTTTATTTAAAAAGTAAAGACCCAAAAGATTTAGAAGCTTTCACAGAAGCAACAGTTAATTCAGTAGAAACAGCAAGAGGAGCTAGTGGTTTAAGTACAGCTTTTGGTAGAGGATTAGCTGAGTTTAAACACGTTGCTGATATGGGAGATTTAGCTAGTCAAGCTGATTTAATGAAAGCTAAAATGATGCACGATATTATTACCTCTACACCAGAATTAGGTAAAAAACGTGCTTCAGTTATGGTTAAGTTAGATGAAATTGCAGCACTTGAACGTAAAGAAAATCCAGAAAGATTTAGAAAAGAATTAGATGATGTAGAATTAGCTGAAAGAAATATTCAAAGATTACAAAAAGAACTAGACGATTTAAATGCTGGTAAAATTCCTGATCCTAAAAGAAAAAGAGTTATTACAGAAGAAGAGAAAGCTTTAAAAGAACAAATCAAAAAAGCTAAAGAAGACCTTGGAATAGCTAAAGAACGTGCTCCTAGAAAGCCTTTAACTGAAGAACAACTAGCTGATCGAAATATTAAACGATTAGAAAAGTATTTAAAGGACTTAAAAGCAGGAAAAGATAAAACCTCTAAAAGAACTAGGACTCCAAAAGAACAAGAGATAATGGATCAGATTAAAGCTTTTAAAGCTGAAAAGAAACTAAATGAAATATTTTCAGCAGAACAAATGCAGACTAGAGCTAGATATAAAAGTACTATGATGTCTGCTAAAGCTAAAACTAGAGATGTCTTATCTGAAATATATATTAACGGTCTTTTATCTAGTATTAAAACTAGTGTAATTAATATGGCTGGTAATACTTCTGCTATTATGTCTAGTATTATTGAGCGTTGGTATGCAGGACTTACTAATGTATCTAAAGATGGTGTAACTATAGGTGAAGCTGCACAATTAACATGGTCTTATGTGGCTTCTCTGCCTGATTTCTTTAGACAGTTTCATTATTCTTTAAAACATGGTCCTAGTGATGGTGCAGTTAAACTAGATATGATTAAGCCACATGATAGAGCTATCACTCCTGAATTATTTAATGCTCAAGGTAATTTTGCAAAAGCTATAGATTACTTTGGTAAAGTTGTAAATATTCCAGGTAGAGCCCTATTATCTGCTGACGAATCTTTTAAAATGTTAAGTTATAGGGCTGAACTTGATGCTTTGGCTTATAGAAAAGCTAAATCAAAAGTAGGAGCTATTGGTGATAAACGTATATTAGCTGAAACTGTAGCTGACATTAAAAATAATATATTAGATCATCCTGATTTAATGGAACAAGCCAAAAGTTTTTCTGAGATTAATACGTTCACTAATAGATTACCAGAAGTTGATCGAATTGATTTTAATACAGGAGATATTACCCAAGTAGGAGGAATGTCTAGGACATTTAAAAAACTCATTGATAGAGACCCTACAGGGTTAATGAGAGTATTTATACCTTTCTTTCAAACTCCAGTTAATCTGCTATCTCATGCAGGACAACGTACTCCTTTAATCAGGAGAATGAGTGATTCTTTAATGGCAGATTTGAAGTCTCAGAATCCTGCAATTAGACAACTTGCAGAAGCTAAGATAGCTACCGGTAATATGATATGGGCTACAGCTATTGGTTTGGCTATGACAGGAACCTTTACTGGTGCTCCCCCTGCTGATATTGATCTTAAAAGAAGAAAAGAAGACGCTATGGGTGGGCCGTTTTGGTACTCATGGATGACCGATAAAGGTTGGGTTAATTATAATAGACTTGATCCTCTAGGTATTGTTATGAGTGGTGCTACTGTTATGGCAGATCTCGCTAAATCTCTAATAAATCTAACACAACATGGTGCTAAATCAGGGTATGATCAAGAACTATTTGATGCTTATCAAGCTACTTTTGCTAATGCAGTTGTTGGTATAACTAGAATGGTAACAGATCGTCATTACTTACAGGGTTTTGGTAATATGATTGATGTAGTTACAGGCGATCAAAGGGGAATGAGTAGAGGTTTTACTCAATTAGCTACAGCTCTTGATCCTACTGCAAGTTTTTATTCTAGTTTTAGACGTGGTCTTCATAGAGGATTTAATCCAGTTAGAGAAACTAAAATTAAACAAGAAGATCTAGAAGCTAGTGATCCTATTACAGCAGGATACCAAGCTAGTGTTCAGGAATTAGATAAGATATTTGCTAATTCTTTATCCTTAATTCCTGGTATAGGTAAAGAAAGACCAGCCTCTATTAATTTAGTTGGAGAAAAACGCTTTTTTCCAGGCACTTCTTATAGTGATGATCTACATATTGAACCTTTAGAAGTTATGTCCAACGTATTTAATAGTATGTTTAATCCACTTGCAGGAGGAACAAGATCAAAGAGTGCTGTAATGAATAAATTAGCTTATTTAGACTCAACAATACAAGGTCCTGAACTTGTTTCAACTATAAGTGGAGTTAAGTTATCACAAGAAGAACACCAGTATTTTGCTCAAACATGGGCTGGATTAAATCAAAAATTAGAAAAAAGAGTTGCTTCTAAAGCTTTTAATAGTATGCCTGAAGGAGCACAATTAGAAGAACTTGAAATGAATATACAACTTAATAAAGAAATAGCGCAAATTCAAACGGAAAATAAATTTTCTAGAATTAAGGATGCTGCGTTAAATAACCAAATAGATGATTTATTAAATATGTCTACTGAAACGATTCCTAAAGCTGGAGTTTCTAATGATCTTTTTAACTTAGGACAACAATAAATGGCTAATTCAAAAGTAACATATACAGCTGATGGTACTACACAATCTTTTGCTGTAACTTTTCCATACATCAGTAGGTCTCATGTAAGTGTTACTGTGGGAGGAGCTACGGCTACGTTTACATGGAATAATGATAACCTTATTACTATTACAACTCCTACAGTAAGTAGCGATGATAAAGTAGTAATATCTAGAAGTACCTCTATTAATACTAGATTAACTGACTATGTAGACGGTAGTAATCTTACTGAAACTGATCTTGACTTAGATAGTAAACAAGCGTTTTACATGGCCCAGGAAGCTTTAGATGAACGCGATAGTCACTTAGCATTAGACGTATCAGGAGCTGATAGTTGGGATGCGTTATCTAAAAAGATTACTGATCTTACTACTCCTACTAATGCTAATGATGCTTCTAATAAATCTTATGTAGACGCACAGATAGACACAAGTACAACCAATGCTGACAACGCTGCTGCTTCAGCTACGGCTGCTGCCACAAGTGCTACCAATGCTGCTGCTAGTGAAACTAATACAGCTAATATTACTGGTGCTATAGCTTGGAAATACACTTTTGATAGTAGTACAACTATGGGTGATCCTGCTGCTGGTAATGTAAGATTAGATCATGCAACACTAGGATCAGTAACCAATATAGCGTTTGATGCACAGACGGCTGAGAGTAATGATATATCCGATTTAATTGCTAGTATTGATGATGGAACTAATAATTCACATGAAGGTTTTATTACAATTAGAAAGAGTGGAGCACCTTCTACTTTTGCTGTATATGCTGTAACTGGTGGAGTCACAGATAATACTTCATGGTTACAAGTTCCGGTAACTCATGTCGCTTCTGGTGGAACTTTTAGTAACGCTGATACATTATACATAGGGATGACTCGTAGTGGAAATCTCGGTGCTACTGGTCCACAAGGTATTCAAGGTATACAAGGTCCGACAGGAGCTACAGGTACTGCTGCTACTATAGCTGTAGGTTCTGTTAGTACAAGTGATGTGGCAGCTGGAGGTACAGCTACAGCTAGTGTTACCAATTCTGGTACTTCTAGTGCTGCTACATTTGATTTTACTTTTGGAGTTGTTACAGGTGATACAGGAGCAACAGGTGCGACAGGCCCACAAGGCCCAGCAGGGGATGTGGATGATGTTTTAACGACACAGGGCGATATTATTTATCGTGATTCTTCTACCTCTGCAAGATTAGCTGCCGGAACATCAGGTTACTTCTTGAAAACGCAGGGAAGCGGTGCGAATCCAGTATGGGCAGAGGTTACAGGAGGTGGCCCATCATTAGGCACTGACTCAGTAATTCGCACAAATGCTAAGACAATTAGCGAGAACATAACTTTTACAGGAAATGAGAACGGCTCAAGTGTGGGGCCAATTTCTGTAGCTGACGGCTATGCGGTGACGGTTGCTAGTGGCTCAACTTGGACAATAATTTAAGGATAAATCATGGCAAGTAAAATAAAAGTGGATGAATTGGAAACCGTTTCAGGGTCTGGCAACATTGTACTGAACAATCCTTTGAGTGGATCGGGAGCTAGTCTTACTAATCTTCCAGCACATACAGGCAACGTAGCTTTCCCTGCAACACAGGTTGCAAGTGCAGATGCAAATACATTAGACGATTATCAGGAAGGTACTTGGACGCCAGTGATCGGTGGGCTGTCTGGTGAAAGCGGTCAGTCTTATGGGACGAGTCCAGCAACTTATACCAAAATAGGAAGGCTAGTTGTAGTAAATTGCAATATTAATTTAACTGCAAAAGGAACAATTAGTGGTTTATGCGTTCTGAAGGGTCTGCCTTTCACGGTGGGCAGTAGTTCTGCAAATAGAGGAACAGGGTCTTGTGGTAATTGGGGGAATCTTGCATCCAGCCTTGTGCATTG